GAAAGCAGCTCAACGTCATACTTCGCCCCAAGGTCGAGCGTGCTCGCAAACTGGTATTCACCGCTGGAAACGGTTTCACCAAAGAAGTCAATGCTTGTTACGTCGTCAACAGCGGTGATGTCGTCGATCTGCCCGCTTGAAACCAAAGCAACCCCGTTTTCAGTGTCGCTTAAAAACGTATTTGTAAACGTTCCGGTGAAGCTTGGGTGCTCTGAATAGGTCTGAACCAGCTCTAGGTCTTGCGGCTCAGGCAGATCCACTACAACGCTTGGGATGCCAGCCGCTGCGGAATAGTTGCCAATGGAGTCTTTGGCACGAATCAGGTAAGTGCCTTCTTTCAGCGGAACAATCTTTCTGGTGCTGCTGCCGTTGACTGCGGGAACAATGTCTTGAGCGTTACCCCAAACAGCACTAGCGTCAGTGTGGGGCGTGTGCCTGATCTCAACCGTTCCACCAATCCGAACATCTAGATCGGTTGCCCTTGGCCAATACAACTCAGCGTTGTGAGCGTCAACAGGTGAGATGTTTAGGCTGGCGATGTTGTTGGGCGGAGTGCTCTTGCCAATGGCCTCAATCCTTGCAGTAGTTGCACTGCTGTATTTGTGCCGGTCTCCAGTACGTGCATCGTCAAGGTCATATCCAACAGCACGAACTTTGACAGAGTAAACGCCAACCTCAGAATCTAAAATGTCATAGCCCGTGCTTTGGGAAATAACTGTTATTGGGTTATCAGCGTCAAACCTATACTCAACCTCATAGTAATTGGCACGAATTGACTGCTGCCAGTTAATTGCAATCCGGTGCAGCAGCTTGTCGCCTTCCTCGTAAGTAATCTCTTCAAGTTGCAGGTTTGTAACGGGATCCGGTGTAGCTGCAAGCTGTGAGTACGAACGGGGTGGAAAGACGTAGCTGGCGTCTTCAATGATGTCGTACTTTTCGCGAACATGCGCTGCTGCTGTGATGTTGTAAACGCCGTCGCCTTCTTCAACAGTCAGTACGCGCCATTGCGTCAAAATGACATCTTGATACCCAATCTGGAAGGGCGCTCCAGCAGCAGGCACTTTTCTAGGGCTAGAAAGCGCGTTCAGTGCCGTTCCAAGCGTGACGGTGTTGCCCACAATGTTTGAGCTGCCGACTTGGGTGTACTTGCCGTCAGTGTCGATAGTGTGAAACTCAAACCCTACTGGCGCACTTTCTCCAAACATTTCAGTGTCACTTCGATCCAGCTTGATCTGCGTCAGCGTTGATCCAGAAGTGACACGGCCAGCAACAACACGTCCTGTGCGAACGGGATCACTAATTTTGATGTAATCGCCAGGACGAACAATGATGCCAGCAGCAACGTCAGTCGAGAAACTGCAAACCTCTGTCTCTCGGTGACTTGTGTAAAGAAACCACTTGCCCAAACGATACGCCTGTGACTTGCTAGTGCAGGCAAAGGCGTCAATCTCCTGCTTGTTGTAGCCGTACTTATCAAGAAAATCGACGTTGGGGTCTGTTGAGTCAATAAATTGACTGTTCAGCTCAACAAGCTCTTGACGGAAGTCGCGAGCTTCCATGTCAAAGTACCTGACCGCAACGCAAGTTGGGCGGCCCTTCATGCTTGACCCCGAGTAGGAAAAGCCTTCTACGGTTACGTTCGACTGGTTGAAGATATAAGTAAAGTCTTCAGGACGGTCATGCGCCAGTGAGATTCCGCCTGTTCCTGCCGTAGACGTTCCAGCTTCCCAAAACGGCATCGCTCTGAAAACAGAGCACAGTTGTTGAACCAGCTTGTAAGCGTCCTGTTGTGACGTAATTGCAACGTTGCAGCTGAATCGGGCTTCCGTTCCACCAGCGTTATCGCTGACTCTGCCTGAGCAATATGCACTGGCCTGTTGAAAACTGTAGACATCAAGGTTGGTTGCTACGTCCGTTGTGCCTTCAAACTGATCACCAGCTTTTGCCTCAGCTTCTTTGCGTTCTTCGGGCGTCAAAATATACGCGCCAAGGCCATATCTGGTATTAGTTAGCAGGTCATACAGAATCCATGCTGGATCGCTACACCACTCTCTAGCTGCCTTAAATGTGCCGTTAAACGTCCCAGCGTAATCAAGCGACCCGTCCCCTCTGACGCTTGCGTTGTGAGGAATGCGTATTTTTAAGCCCCTAATACGAAATGTTCGCTTAGGAATGCTCGGGAACTGTTGCGCGTCAAATCGAAAACCAAAAATTGCGCTATTTGGGTAGCGCAGCTTGTCTGTAATTAGCTGATCAAAGCTGTACCAAATAAGCTTGTCAGTAATGGTTTCGTCGTCGTCTCGAACTGACTGCGAAGTTCTAATAATACGAATGTTGACTGGGTATTTTGCTGTATTGTTTACAATGTTTCCGTCAGAATTTGTTGTTTTTGTGTCAAGAGTAATAACGTGGCTACGCTGAAACAGGTCTGGGGTATAGCCGTCAATTTGAAAATTGCCATCGCCTAAATAACCATCATTGTCTACATCATCCGTGCTGCCTGGAACAGATACATTTGTAAAGTCAGAGTCGCCGTTATACTGAATTTGTATTTTGTAGCGCAAAGCAAGCCCTTTAACGGTGCCGTTGTCTTTGACTCTTGTAAGAGCCGGAACACCCACAACAATGTTTACTTGGTCAACATCTACATCAGTTATAGATCTAACTACCGGAGTACCGTCGCTCTCAAAAATGGTTTGATTGTCGGTCCCTGCGGGGACGCTTCCCTTGGGAACTTCAGTGTTGACTTGGGTAGTGCTGCTGCTGGTTGAACCGGGAAACTCACCAAGTGGCCCCTGACCCTGCGAGCCAAGCTCGACTTCAAATTTGGCTCGGTCAACATCAAAATTTAAGTTCTCTTGAATGTTGGTATCTGTAATTTTGGTGCTTCCAGTTATGACAGCAGCAGAATTTAAAACAGGCGTGTTATTAAAAAACACGTCCTTTAACGCACCAATCGCATACTGGCTCGGGTTGGTGCTGTGGCTTATGCCTGCATTAGGAAAACCCTCAATTTCGCCTTCACCAAGAAGGTCAATGATTTGGGCTAGCTGCTTGGAATTTAGGTTGTCCTTTGGCATTTTTAATCGTTCTCCAGTACCTCTGCGACCAGCTTGGTGCTTAAGACCACGCTACCAACGATCATTTCGCCGTAAACAACAGGAACAGGAATGCCTTCCTGACTGGTGTTTTGCAGTCCAGAAAACGCAAAGCCGCCTTGCCCTTCGCCGCCAAGTTCAGGTGGCTTTGGCACAGGCGTGATCATCTGTGCAATACCGCCGAGAGTCAAAGCAAGGCCAAGGTTTCCAGCTGCAACAGCAAGTTTTGTCCCAAACGTTGCGGCTGCAGCTCCTCCTGCACCTGTAAATCCGAACCCTGCAGAGCCGCCAGCAAATAACCCCGCTCCACCAGAAGCGACGGCAACACCAATTAGAGCAGCTCCCAACAAAATTTGTCCAAGACCACGCCCGCCCGCACCAGACACAACAGGGATGATCTTCACCACATCATCCGCAGCCATCGGATAATGCAGCTGCTCAGGATGGTCCGCAAGCTGCAAATCATATTTACCGACAGCCACCTTGTAGTAACCGTCCCGCATCAAGCTGCGAAGCTCGGGAAAATTACACAGCAAAAACTTGATTGCATCGGCAGGCACACGTACCAATGCCTCAAACACGCTTTGCCCGCAGTGCTCTGCCAAGTGCCCGTAAACCTTGACCGTGCGGAGCATCTGCCGTCAGCCGCTATACCTCACAATTCTACCTGTGACTTTCTGCCAGTACCCGTCCCAATAATCCCTAGACGACAGCCTGCCTTGCAGCTGGTGCAGCATCTTGCCTTCTCCGATGTAGACAGCAACGTGATTCAAGCCGCGACAACCATCTAGTCGCATAAACAGGAGGTCGCCTTTTTCTGGCTCTATGCCGTCTGTTTCGACAAAGCCCGTGTCTGCAAAACAATCTTCAAACATCGGGGACTGACGAAACAGCTCTGAACTGGCAGGCCGCTTCCAGTCTCGGAGTTTGACGCCCAGCTTCTGCTTGTACCAGTCACGTACAAGCGTCCAACAATCGGATACGCCCCACACCCATTCACGTCCGACTAACGGGGCTTCATAGCCAGAAGGTTTGATGCTGCACCACTGGTCGTTCAGCAAGCTGACGATATGCCAAGGCAGACCGTACTGTTCGCACGCCATCTTGTCCGCTTCGCTAGCAACCGCAGGTGTTGCGGGGTGACTGTGGACAATGGCAAGAATCGTTCCAGCATCCTCAGCGTCTGCATAGTCGAGCGGGTCAAGGATGAAAAAGTCGTCCTCTGTTGAGATGTTCTTGCAAGGCCAATACCGCTGGCGGCCCTTGACGACAACCAACAAACCGCAAGCCTCACGCGGCGCATCTTCTTTTGCGTGCTGGAGCGCAGCCTCTTGCCAGTCCTGCATTAAGTGTTGCCACCAACGCTGGGGAACGACCCAAACGGCAACGCACCAGAGCCGAATCGCAGCTTGCAGTCATCCAAGGTCTTGCCACATTGACCAGCAACACCAGGCGGATATGCAACACCAGGAGTTATGTTTTGCACCACTCCAGGCTCATCAGACGAGCTAAAGCCTGCGGACCAAGTGATGTCTGAACCATCTGTGTCTGAAAGGACAAGGTTGCCGTCATCTTGAAGCTTGAGCTGCTTTCCCGTATAACTTGCCGCAACTGTTATGTAGATTCCGCTTTCTTCTAAAGTGCCTACATTTGGGTGATTCTCTTTAAAAGGGTTGCCGCTAGATAAAGTTTTTTTGCCGACAACCGTTTCCCCATCAGTATAGATGCCTGTTGCGCCAACAAAAGACATTGCCGTAATAGCCCGCCAAGCACGAGTCTCGCCTGAGTAATGACCAGAGGCCAAAGGGTCGGCTCGTATTGTAAAACTTACCGTAATAGTTCTTGACCCAAACTCATTAGAATCAACGTTCAAAGTGCCTTGCACTGTGGTTGTGGCACTTGAGTTTGCCTGATCTTCCGTAGGCGTGTTTGAAATTGATGAGTCAGCACTTACTAGCTCATAAATTAAAGCTGGCGATCTGCCGACACTTGCATTGTTTGGAAAAAAGACAGGACCACCGTCTGGTTGATACAACGACGCCCCAGAAAGCCCTCCGACCCTGTTTACGTTAGCGGCCCAAATGACGGAACCATTTGCATAATCGTTACGGGCTAAAGCCCTGTTGTAGATAACAAGGTTGCCATCGTTTTGCATTCTCAGTTCATATTGCCCAAGCCCTGGAACAGTATTTGTCGCCCACTTGACAGTATCCGGCGCGGGTGCAGGCTTTGCGTAGATGACAAGGTTTCCGTCAGCTTGCATTTTTGCCATCCAAAATCCATTGGATGAAATCAACGCCTCTCCATCGTTAAGACTGCTCCCAGCCGACAAGATATTTGCACCACTTGTAAAGGTGTAGTTAGTTGCAGTTGACGTAGTAACTGTCTGACCGATCGGCGTAAAGTCTGCTGTTCCTGTGTAGCCGCACTCTTTGCCTCTGTACTTCCACTGGCAAAGGTTCTGCATGACAAGCCGCCTTGGTGCCCTTGCGGTTGCAAGGTCAAGCGACGACACCATCTCAAACTCAACCAGATCTCGCGTTTCAATGACTTTGCGGTCGATGTAATAAACCTCTTTTGGCATCTGTGCTGCTTCATCCGTGCTGGGGTTGCCATACGGGTTGATTCCGTTCTCCCAGTTGATGCCATCAAGAAAACGACTCAACGTCCGAATCCTCGTGACCTGCGCACCATTCAGATCATTGCCTGGCGTTATTGCGTTTACGCCAAGCAGTATCTGCGTGATGTTGCTATTGAGGTTGGCAATACGAATCGTGGGACGCGGCAAGCCGCCATCACCCTTGTATTCAAAACCTTCCGCCTCAATCGGCAACGGCAGATAGTAGTGGCCGTTCCAGTAGAGCGAAACAGCGCTGACAACATCGTCGTTACTGGTTGGCTCAGTTGTTTTACGGTTGCGGCCAGCGTGGAAGTAGTACGTCTCATCCGCACCATGCATCGTCTCGAACGTTTTCAGCTCAAACAGCTCGATAATTGCAAAAGGGCCGGAGTTAAGAAGCTCCTCGTAAACGTTGCCTTCACTCATGGCTCAATAACTTGCTGGAACGTTGCAGTGATCGTTGCCCTGTTCAAATACGGTATGGACTTCGACCAGTCTTGGCAAATCCACTTGTAGGTCTCCGTTTCATCCGGTGGCGACCAGTCAAAGTGCTCCGCTCCACCGCGAGCTTCAAGGAAGGTTTCGATGCTGTCAGCATCAGTTTCTGACACCTCAAACTTCAGGCTCCACACCTTGAGGTCAGTATTTAATCCGAAGCGCAGGCGTTGGCTGTAGCCATCACCAAACTGGACGTTTCGCACAGTCGGTTGGCTGCGCTTGCTTGCCCCGTAAGTCGGGGTGATCGAAGGAAAAGTAGCCATCAGCGTGTAAGGAGACCACCAGGCCGCTTCTGTTTAATCAATTCTGCCTGCACTGCCTGCCCAATCAAGCGACCAAGCTGATCAGCATTGCCTTGGTTGCCCTGTACTTCCGTTCCGGACGCATCGACGTTGACGACGACGCTAGTGCTGCCCATGGCATTGTTTGG